GAAAAGCTAACTTTACTGCATCTGGTACATTACAGACTGTAGAAGCTTCTACATTGAGGATGAGAAATGCTGATGTTCAGAGAATTCCTCAATCTCAGGATAGAACTCTAACAGATACAAGTACCAGACTTACTGTAGATACTACATTTGCTAATAGATCTACAACTCAGACAAGATGGGTTGACCCTCTTGCACAATCCTTTGAAATTCCAGATATTAATGGAGTTTATCTAACTAAGTGTGATGTTTACTTTAAGGCTAAAGATACAAATAGTCTTCCAGTTACTCTCCAAGTAAGAACACTACAAACTGGTTTACCCACTCAGGAAATTTTACCATTCGGTGAGTGTATTTTGGATCCAGATGAGGTTGTATTATCTGAAGATGGATCTAAGGCAACAACATTTACATTCCCTGCTCCAGTTTATTGTGAAGGTGGTGGAGAATATTGTTTAGTTCTTCTCTCTGCATCTAATGAATATTATGTGTTTATTTCTAGAATGGGTGAGGAAGATATATCAACACTCAATTCTGCTGATTCGGAGAAGATTATTGTTTCTTCTCAGCCTTTACTTGGTTCACTATTCAAGTCACAAAACGGTGCTACATGGGATCCAAGTCAGTTAGAAGACCTCAAGTTCAATCTTTATAGAGCTAACTTCACTTCAGAAGTTGGTAGAGTTAATTTCTATAATCCAGATTTGGATATTGGAAATAGACAAATTGTTTCTCTTGTTCCGAACCCAGTTGATATGGTTTCGAGTAACATAATTGTTGGACTAGGAAAGAGTCTTACAACTGCAGAACAAACTGGATTGGTAGAAGGAACAACAATTTATCAAGAGAATAATCCAAACTTTAGTGCAAATTTATCTAAAGTACTTGGTGCAGTTGGTGTTAATAGTGCTCTAACAGTAACAAATGCTGGTAGCGGATTTGCTGCTACATCTGTTGTTTACTCTGGAGTTCCTTTAATATCTAAATTTGGTAAAGGTTCTGGTGCTACTGCAAATATTCATGTTAATAATAGAGTTGCTGTTGCTGCAACAGTTGCTATTGGTGGAACAGGATATGCCGCTGGTGATGTTCTTACGGTTAATGCAACCAATACTGGTGGATTTGGTAAAGATTTACTCTTATCAATTCCAAATAATGCTGGTATTATCAGTGCATTTAATACATTATTGATTGATAATGTACAAGGTGTTCCAAAGGTTGATGCATCTTCAGCTGTTGTATATGTTGGTGGTAGTGGAACTAGTGTAGTTAACGGTGGTTCTATTACTTACTTACAAAACGTAACGGATGGTTTACACTTCCGTGTAAGACATTCTAATCATGGAATGTACTCTACAGAAGATAGAGTTAAACTTACTGGTGTTGAGTCTGATGTTAAACCAGAGAAGATAACTTCTACTTACGATTCTTCAAGTACTGATGATATTACGGTATCTGCTGTTGGTATCTTTACTTCGTTTGAGAACGTTGAAGTTAATAGTAACAACCCAGGCTATGCTCAAATCGGAAATGAGATTGTTAAGTATACTGGTGTAACTACAACAACTTCTACTCTTAATAATATTACTAGATCTGTTGATTCCACGAAGGCTGGAGATTACAATATCAACGATAAGGTATTCAAGTATGAGTTAAATGGTGTTTCTCTAAGAAGAATTAACACTACTCATAAGTTCTCTGAGACTGATACTTCTAAGTATCCAATTGATGTTGACCATTATTGGTGTAAAGTCGGAATATCAAGTCTTGGTGTAGACAGAGCTACTGGAAACGCTGGTGGATTCCCAGAACTATTCTGGAAAGAAACTAAATCTGGTGGTAGTTATGACCAACAGTTTGTAATGGTTGGTGTTCCATTTGGACCAATGGCAACACAGAATATTCCATTCAATATTGTCAGACCTAATATTGCTACTCTTCTTCCAGAAGGTACAGATATTACTGCTAAGATAAGAACTTTCACTGGAAATAGTCCAGATGGAACATTAAGTGCATATGTTGATCAGGGATATGAACCTATATCTCTGAATAGTAATAATACTTTGAATTCTCCAAGAATAATTGCTTCTAAGATTAATGAATTAGAAAAACTAACAGATTTCCCTGGCAGAAAATCATTTACTTTACAGGCTTTCTTAAGTACTGATGATACCAAGGTAAGTCCAATGATTGACTTGGATAGAGTTAATGTTATTACTGTTATGGATAGATTAAACTCTAAGATTGATAATTATGCAACAGATGCTAGAGTCAATTCTCTGGATCAAGATCCTAGTGCTGCAGTTTATCTTTCTAAGGTTGTAAATCTTGAGAAGGCTGCAGATAGTCTAAAAGTTATGTTTGATGCTTATAGACATTCCACTAATGATATCAGAGTTGCTTATAGAATCTTTAGAGTAGATGCTCCACCACAATATCAATTATTTGAGTTATTCCCAGGCTGGGATAATTTAAATTCAGTTGGTGATGTAATTTCTCCTGCTAAGAATAATGGAAGACCAGATAGAAGAATATTAGCTTCTACAACTGAAAATGATTATAGAGAATATACTTTCAATGCTAGAAATCTTCCACAGTTCAATGGATTCCAAATTAAAATAATTATGACTGGAACTAATTACGCTTATGTTCCTAAGATTCGTGATTTAAGAGCTATTGCTGCTATATAAATGAAAATCAAAGTTAAAGACAGTGGTTCTTTATACAGAGACAGTGAATCTGGAGCCATAGTAAATTGTTCTGATAGTGAATATGATTCCTATCTAAAACTTAAGGAACAAAAACTTGTTGAACGTAATGACTTAGAATCTCAAAAGAAAGATATTGATAATCTAAAGACTGAGATTGATGAAGTTAAAGACTTACTAAATCAGGTCCTGAATAAATTGTCATAAATAACTAAAATCCTTCTTTTTGACAGATGACAGCTAGAAATGTCAATTTAGTTTTGGATCAGGGTGTAGACTTCGAGGCTACTTTTACTATCAAGAATAATAATAATTCTTCTTTAAATTTGACTGGTTATACAGCATCCTCGATTATTAAAAAACATCCTGCGGCCACAAAAAGCAACCCATTCGTTGTGTCTTTTCCAGACAGAATAAATGGGAAGGTAAAAGTTGCCATGGCTAGTACTGCCACTACAACACTTGAAGGAGGAAGGTATGTATATGATTTGGTTTTGATTTCACCTAATTCATATAAAACTAGACCAATTCAAGGAAATGTTCTAGTTATACCAGGCGTATCATAATGGCAGATTACTTAGTTACCTTAAACGAACCAGGCACCTATAGTGTTGGTGTAGACTATGAGATTCCCTCTAAGTCTATCCAATATGGTAATATAGTACTGGATTCTCTTACAGGACTTAATGGAATAGGAAAAACTTTTTCATTGTCCGATCAAGGAGCTGCTTATCTACCTAATAACAATCAACAATTAATTGTAACTAAAAACGGTCTTGTTCTTGATCCAGCATCGGATTATAATATATCCTCAGATAAGATTGTATTTACATCTGCTCCAGCTGGATCAGATGACATAGTAATGATAGCTCTTGCTGCAGCTGCAGATCTTACTAGAACTGTCAATTACGTAATTGATAGTGGAAGTCTACCAATGCAAGTGGGCGATAAAGGTAAATTGGTTGTAGATGTCACTGGGGTCATAGAAAACGTAAGAGTTTTATGTGATCAGACTGGTGATATTGTTTTTGATATATCAAAATGCACCTTTGCAAATTATCCTGCGTTTAACAGTATAACTGCTGCACAGAGGGTGCAACTTCAAAATGCAAATAAACACTTTGATGATGTCCTAAATAATTGGGACACCACCATAGTGGCTGGTGATATTCTTAATTTTAGCGTTATTAGTGTTTCCAATATTCGGAGACTATTAATCTCTTTAAAATTAAAATTATAAATAAGTATAGTTCTTAACGTTCTAACCCCTTCAGAGGTAGTTTTCAATGGCATTACTCGTTCCTAATATTGGTGAAATTGAGTCGCTGCGTTATCTTATTGCTCAAAATAACTTTGTCGCAGATCTAGAAGATAACTCACCACGTAACCTTGTACTGAAACTCTTTACAAGTAATACAACCCCTGCAGAGGGAGATGTTCCATCCGCAACAGCGTACTTTGAACCATATATTGATGGTAACGTAAACGGATATGGTACAACCGCAAACACTGGTTATCCAGTCTGTGTAAACAACAGAGGAGATCAGGACTATAACCAACAATACGGTATCCTGTTAAATGGATCTCGTTGGGTTATTAAGAACGTTGGTAGTGGTACAACCGCCACATACCCAGAACAGACTTTCACTTTCACTGGGCCTGCTGGTAACATTTACGGTTACTATGTTACTCGTGCAAACAACATGCCTGTCGCAGTACAAGGTGTTGTTCATAGTGCAAGTGTTGGTATAGGAACTACAGTTACTAAGGGTAATAACACAGACCCATGTATTGGTGTTGTTGGTAACTCTTATATTACTGTTGACCCACAGGTTAGCATTAACGACTTAACTCTTGGACAATACGTTGCTGGTAACGCAGGTATTCAGACAGGAACTCGAATAATAGGTATTGACCGAGCGTTACAGACGATTTATCTCGATAAACCTCTGATTGACAACATTCAGGTTGCTACTGACCCAAGTATTACATTCAGTTTTGGTAGAATTAATATTACTAATCACGGTCTCAAGAACGGTGATATTGTATATGTTTCTGCTGGTGCAGGTAACACAACTCTTGAGTCTAATGTCTACACAGTGTTTGATGTACCAAACGCAGACGAGTTTGTAACAACTCCTTCAATGACTGCTACATCCAACGGTGTACTCGGACTGAACACTGCTACACTATACTCCAGTATAATGTACGCTGAGAGATTCACAAACGGTCCTTACAACATTCAGAACAACGGTGACCAAATTAAGATCACTCTGAACGTCGCACTCGACTAATAGAAACACTAAATATCAATATGTGGGGTCTACTTTATATCAAAGTGGGCCCTTTTTAATTATCGGGGGTAGATTTTGACCGTATTTGTCTACGACAATACGAAGATAGATGAATTCGTCACAGAGGACAATGGTGATGTCACCGTCGGTCATGGGACGATAGTTGACTATGGCGATATAAATCAGACTGCCGTAATTGATAGAGATGCAAATTATTTCAATTTACATGATTGGGGTGAGATAAGGTACATTGCAGATATAGTACCATTCGGCCCAATAAATGTAGTAGATGGAAGAGATGAGTTCGGTAGATCTAGATCTCAGGTCATCTTCCCAGCAGATAACACAGTATTATACGACGTAGGTGCTGCGGCACTAACCAGCCCTGTTAGAACTTGGGTTGGTACAGGTACTATACAGGAAATTGGTTCAGGTCTCGAAAGACTGGTTATACCAGATCTTGGAGCGGCTGGGCCGGTTATATTCAACACCTCTGGTGTTGCCAACGAATCTTTAGGCAAAGGACTATACACAGGTTCGGGTATTGTAGCACAGCTCAGCAAGGATGCTGCTACCGAATTAG